AATTTCAGAGGAATTAAGCTTTTGTCTAAATTTATTCTCATTTCAAATACCCCCCTGAAACTTTACTTGGAGTAGTTCCTTGTGTTCCTACAGTTGTTGTTCCATTCACTTGTGTCTGCTCTCCTGTTTTAACTTCGCCTGTACTCATTATTTTTGCCGTTTGAAATTGTCTAACACTCAAAGAAAAGGAGTAGTTATTCTTATCCATTTCCTTTGAAATACTTAAAATCACTAGATTTTCAATTATTTCATTGCTTGTCGTTATATTTATTTTTTGTTTTTTTAAAAATAACTGTTTTATTTCCTCAAAAAGTTCCTTTTTCTTCAAATTATCAAGATTAAATCTTGCTTCAATACGGAGTTCTTTATCTCCAATTCTTAAATTTGTAGAAATTTGATTTGGAATATCTGAAGGATCTAAAGGACTGTCTTTCATATCGCCTTTTTGTGTTTCTGATATCTGGCACCAGTCAAGTCTTATATTGTTTATGTAGACCCCTTCTCTGTACTTTTCAAGATACTTTTTTTTATAAGTATTCAGGTTAGTTACAACATTTTTTTTATATCCTTTGTACTGCTCCCTGTAATTACTTACTTGATTATTTATCTGATTTAAATCTAACATTACTAAATGTCACCCCACTTGTAAGCGGCATCGCTTTCCCTGTCGCTCAAGATATTTTCAATAAGCGATGTGATAATAGGTCTTAAAGCTTTTATTTTTTCTATTTTATCTTGTGCCACTTGCTGAATACTTATTGGAATACTAATTTCATAAGAATTTCCATAACCTTGAGGTACTGGCATTTGATTATTAAAAATATTTTTTGCCATATTTATAATTTTCTCAGTCTTTTGATTAGAGAAAATTTGTGTCCCTTTTGGAAGAAACATTTCACTTCTTGAATTAGGAGACAACCCTACAAGTCCACTAGGAGTTGCAAACATTTCTTTTCCTTGTTCTGAAATAGTCGTTGCTCCCCCCATAAAATTATTATCTCCTAATGCTCTTTTTGGCTTATTTCCTCCACCTAGAAGTCCTGATAAGAAGCTCGCTCCTTTTTGTAACGGCTCAAATGTTACTTTTGCCAATAATCCTATTAATTTTCCTAGTGCTTCAGCTAAGAAATTAAGGACAGGTTGAATAACACCCCATGCGGCATTTATTGCTGAAGAAAGTCCTTTGAATGCAGCTCCACCTATTGTTGCTAAATCTGAAATAAACTGTTGCACTGTTTGAGTATCTAATCCCATTCCTTCCATTACTCCCTTGAAAAAGCTTCCTAATATTTGAACAACATTCATCATGACATTAAATTGCATATTCCAATATGCTCCTAATCCTTCCAGTAAAGGTGTTATAGTTTCAACACCCCATGTGATGCCTTCTACTAATCCTACTAATATATCCCCTGTGTCCATACCTCCTGTAAAAGAATTAAAAAACTCCTGTACTCTTTCTACAGCTGGAGAAATTGCTTCCAAAACTCCATTTATCAGTTCATCAAAAGCCTGTTTTAAATTCGCCAATGGTTGAACTAATTCCTGAGCTAATGGGGAAAGTTCTGAAAATTTCTTAGTCACTTCATCTAGACTTGCTGTTGCCGATGTTCCTGTTATTAAACCCCATGCTTCACCTATAGCACTTAAAGGTTCTATTATAGCGTCTATCCCTTGTCCTAATAAGTCTAAAGCTGGAGTTACTAAATTTATAGCTTCCGTCAATCCCTGACCTAAAAGACCAACTAAAGGGGCAATGGCATCTCCAAAACCTATCATGGCATCTGTCATTCCGGCTTTTAATCTGTCCATTGTAGCACCCCAACCTCTGTTCATTATTGCATATGCTTCATCAGTTGCTCCTGCCACGTTCTTAAATTCTTCTAAATTTTCTTCAAAAACTTTTTTATTAGATGTAAGAATATTAACAGCTTTTTTAGATTCGACTGAAGTAAACATGTCAGCTACTGTTTTTCCTGTTGACTGTGCTTTTTTCTCAATCATTCCCAGTGCCTGTGATACAGTTCCACCATTTTTCATAAAAGTTTTAAAGTCAACACCGCCATTCAACTGTTTGAACATCTTGTATGTTTTACTTCCCGAGTTATTCAACTCCTCAAACATTGCTCTCATTGATGTTCCAGCTTTAGCCGTTGACCCTTTTCCCATTGTTGCTGTCAACGTTGCCATTGTTGCTGCAGTCTGCTGAAACGAAACATTTGCTGCAGAAGTTGAAGGCAAAACATCTCCAATTGAACTTGCAAGTTCCGGGAACGAAGTAACTCCTTTTTTTATTGTTGCAAATAATAAGTCAGATACATTATTGACATCTAAACTATCATTTCTGTAGTTATTCATGATTGTATTTAAAGTAGCTGTTGAATCACTCAAACTCGCCATTCCAGCCTTACTTGCTTTTATCCCTGTTTCAACAAATTTAAAAACATCTTTTTCATCTACTCCGGCAGATAAGGCATTGTAAATTGCGTCTGTTGTGTCTTTCATTTCTATTCCATAAGTTTTAGCCATTCCTCTTACTCTTTTTCCCATTTCTTTTTCAGCTTCTGCCGATTTTTTTGGTAATAAAGTAAAAATAGCATTCATACCTTTTTCAAAATCTCCGAATGCTTCCAATGATTTTTTTGTAAATCCAACAACAGCTGCAACACTTAAAACTGGTAGCATTGCCGACAACAAGCTTTTAAATCCACCAGCTAATTTGTCAACACCACTTTTAGCATTTTCAGCTCCTTTTCCTACTCCACCTAATCCTTGCTTTACTTTTTCAAGTTCAGGCTTTGTCTTTCCTGTATCTTTAACTTCTTTTTCAAGACCATCTACTTCTTTCGAAGCTTTTTTAGCGGAGGAGGCTAATTCGTCAATAGCTTTGTCGACACTATCAATAGCACTCTTATCGCTTTTAAATTTCATATCAATTACCATTTCATTTGCCATTTTGTTTATTAACCTCCTCTATCCACTCATTTCTTGCAATTTTCATTTCAAGGAAAGTATCATTGTCCATATTTAAAATTTCATTGATACTTCCCATTTTATTTTCAAAAATTATTCTCCATCTACTTCTTCTATCTGTAGCTTTTTGTTGGCATCTATCATATCTTCGTTGCCATATTTCAGCAAAAAAGGAAGTATAACTCCTACTGCTGCAGCTGCATTTTTCCCAAAAAACTTATGACTTCTAGCTCCTTCAGGAGAAATTATCATGTCTTCTGCCAAGGCATCGTATGTGTCCAACCGGTCCGCATTACCTTCTATATGACTATTCACAATTTTAGCGAGTTTTTCATCGTCTCCATTATCCTGATATTCTATTTCGAGTTCTTCATAAATTTTATAACCTTTCCCTGTTTCATCTTTAGCATATATGTTTTTTAATCTTAATTTTGGCATTTCCTATTCCTCCTATAAATTATCTCTTCTTACTGATTCTGCCTGTACTGTAAATGTCGCATCCACATTTGAATTATCATGTTGTCCACTTTCCTTCTTTTGGATTGTAACTCCAACCAGAACATGTGTTTCAGGCTTTCCTTTGACAGAAGTATTTTTAAAAAGTCCTGTTCCTGTTCCACCTTCATCCATGCAATCCTGTACAAAATTATTTAAAAATGTAAAATTCCCACTATTCTGCCTAACAACTACTTCATAAGTAGTAGCCGTTGAACCGTTCATTATTGTGACATGTTCTCCGTTCATGTCAGGATCTGAAAGTGTGAAGTTTTGATTGACTTGTGAAGGATTCACAGATACACCTATTATATTTCTAGTTCTTCCAGTCGGACTTGTCAAAACAAGACTAACTTTTTTTACATCTTTCATTATTAATTCCCTTTCTTACCCCCTAAATATTAAAAATTTAAGGGGTACATTTGATTTATTTTATTTCTTTGATATTTTCCTTGTCTGATTACTTAAAAACGCTTAAAAACGATTTTTTAGACTAATGTTGTTTTCCAGTTCAAAGTTGCATTTAAATTTTCAATCTGTCCTGCAAGAGTGAAGTCTACTTTTGTGTCATCCAAAATTCTGTCCACTATTTTTTGATTCGGAATTGAAGCTCTTTCAGGAACAGTTATTTTAAATGAATAATCTCTTGCCTTTGAACTTCTTCTTGCAAGCCAGCCTTCGTCTCCTACTTGCACCATGCAATCATTTAACTTATTCTCAATAACATTAATTCCTCCATCATCGTAAGGAACTCCTATCTGTTGATTGAAAAGCTTATGAATTGAGCCTGTTATTACAAATATAATGTAATCCAACCCTATTCTTTCATCTGCATAGATATCTCCACCAATTGTTTTGGACAAGGACACCATTCCAGCACCCCAAGCATTCTCATAAGTAGCAACATTTTTGCTTTTGTAAGTGTTCAGTTCCACATTTGTAAGTGGCACATTATGTTCAAATAAAGCTGTATTATAAGTTCTTATTCCTTGCAATGTTTTATGCTTTACTCTCATTCCAAATCCTGCAGTTGCTAATCTTGTGAAAATTCCTCCACCTAATGCAGCAGCAACTCCACCTTTAGGATTTAAGAATTCAAGAGTATTTGATTTATCTGTTCTGACATCCACTTTAGGATTTGCTATTGCAAATATTCTGTCTGATTTTTCTAAATCTCCCACTGTATTTTCTTTCTTTTCAATTAATGCAAAATTGTAATTTCTATTCAGGAACAAACTTAGCCATTCATTGAATTTTGCATGTTGCAAATCAAATATCCAGAAATAATTGTCGGCATCCTCTTTTGTATTTTCCAGCTTGTCGGTAAATGCCACAGTCAAGTCATCTGAACTTGGATTAAATTGTATTCCTTGTATCCAAAAATGGTCACCTTTTATAGTTGTTCCTCCACTTTCTATTGTCTGCGAAAGAAATAATTCGACCATTTTATAGATATTATCTGTACTTGACAATCCTAAGCCCCCTTTTGCTGTTGGAGTTGTCATATATTCCAGTGCTGTATTCGGCTCTAATTTAGTAAGAGGGATATTTTTTTCTACAGTAACTAATCTATGCACGCCTAAATCTACATTATAGTTCCCTATATATTCCCTGATTATTGTAAGCTTAACATCATTGATGTTTTGACTTAATATATTACTCATTTATTGTGACCTCCTGTTTATTATTTATTTTTGTTTTTACTGTTTCAATAGTTTCAACTTCTCTTTCTTCTATGACATCAAATGAAATTTCAACATCGAAGGAATAACAGTAACTCCATTTTCCAGCTTCAATAAAATTCAAATTTCTGATAAAAGACATTCTTTTTATTCCAAAGCCATTGTTATTAATCATGTTCCTTTTTTCAAAATTGATAATTCTGAATAAGTTGTTTGCCAGTTCTACAGCTTCCATCATAGTTTTATGTCTGCAATTAAATTGCAATGTTGAGTTGTAAGTCTTTATATTCTGTTCTGTTAATACTCCATTTTCTTTTTTCAAAACTTCAACACTCTGATTGTGAAAATCAGGAGTTAAATTAATAACAAACATTTCAACAAATGGATAACTTGGAGTTTCTGCAAGCATTTCTCCTGCTATAATTTGCCATTTTTTGTTACTGAAACTATTTAATAGTTTCCTAAACTTCTCTATCAATTCCATCTTTTAACCTCTCTAAATAGCAGATTATCAAGTTAGCATGTCCATTCTGCCTGTAGTCTTCTTTTCCTACAACCCTGAATTTATTCCCTAAATGGTCTATGACTTCAGTCTTTAGGTCTATTTCCACATTTTCCTTTACATATAATTTTCTATCTTCAAAACCCAAAGTTGTATCCTGTGACTGAAATTTAATGTAATCTGAATGACTTAAGTCAAATAATGCTCCCTTGAAAGTAATGTCCTTTCCCTCTACTATTCTTTCACCATCTTCCCAACGAGGAACGCTGTTTTTTATTTTTAATTCCTTAAAAAATCTTTCAGGAATTTTCACATTATCCATAATTCACCTACTCTTACTCTATTTCAAATCTTACTGAATTAAGCATTGTTCCTGTGTCAATAAGCGGTTTAGTTCCTTTTTTTCTTTTTAAAGTGCTTTCCTTATTTGCAGCAAAACCACCTTTTAAAATGCTCTCCTGAATCAATCTAACCGTTTCAACACCTATTGTATTTAACACTGTTTCTCCACTTGCACCACTTTTAATTGCTTCCATTACAAGTAATTTCAGTGTTGTATCTAAATAGTCTTCTATATCCTTAGTAGCATTTGAAAAAAAAGGTCTTGGAACATTACCTTTTCCTCTTCCAAATTCTACATAAAAAGCATATTCAGAAACTTTAGTTCCCTTTGCTCCACTTTCACTTCCTGTAAATCCTATTTTCAGCTTATGACTTGTCAAATATTCAAATACTTCTTTCGCCTTGTTATATTCGTCAAGCTTAAATTCAATTGATATTCCCATTACATTAATAGTCCTTTCAGTATCGGTATGATAAATGTGTTAAAAATACGATTATCCTTATACGTATATGCAATATCATTGATTTTATAATTACTGTATTTCTGCATGTCAGGATCTTCTTGCAATAACATTAAATCTCTTATCATCATTGCCACATAATATTGCAAATCATACGGAACATCTCCGTTGTCTCCAAATGTAAATCCGGAATTGTATTTAAGAACTATCTTGTCTTCTTTAGTAAAAGTGCAGTTATTACAACCTGAACAGAAATAATCCGTTAATTCTATTTTTTTAGTTGTACTGATATAGTCCTCTGTTTCCACATCTTTTTCATTTATTAAAACAGAAATAACAGAATTAATAGGCGGGTATTTAACCCAAAACCTATTAATTTTAATGTTTTTCTGTATTATTTCAATTCTATCTTGCTTTTCTAAGTCGTATCCTATGTGACTTTCAATCATATCTGAAACAACATTTATAAGAATTTTTACAAATTCTTTTTTGCTTTCTTCCAGTTTCTGATTAGTAAGTCTCTCATATTGTCCGACAGTTATTATTGCTTTCATGCAACCACCTATTTCTTTTTAACAGGAACAAATGCCTCAGGCAATAACACATTTCCACCTACCATTGTTTCGAAGTAATATCCGGTAAATCCTTTTTGTGTAATGTCATCTTTAATTCTTATGTTGTAATCAGTATGAGTTACTCCTAAGTATCTTGACATATCTGCTACTAACACGACTACATCTCCTACATTTGCACTTTTGAATGCTGGCAATGTGTCGTCATAAACAACTGGCAGAGCTGACAGAGAATCCTGTTTTCCATTTTTGTAAGCTTCTTCAAATATTGGATTTCCATTATTATCTTTTAATTTAAAGAATTCCTTTGCTGTTTTTCTGTTCATTATTATTACAGCTTTTGAAACATAATCTTCTTTCAGGTCGTATTTTGCATCTATTATTGTGTCGTAATCCACTTTACCAGCTGCAGCAAACGTCAAAGCATTAGCCGTAACTTGTGCATTTGTTAATATTCCGAAAGGCTCTGCAGTTCCACTTCCAAATAATATTTTTTCAGATATCTTTTTAACAAAATTTTCTGCAACTCTTTCAAGCACCAATGCCACAAATCCTACAACATCTCCTGCTAACATTTTGTTAGTGAATATTGGTAAAGCATATATTTGGTGTAGTTCTAATTCTACTTGGTCAAGTAAGCTTATAGCTGTTTCAGATCTTGTTGCTGTTTCTCCTATAAATTTAACTTCTGTTGTTCCTAACAGCTCTCTTGGTATTTTTGTAGACATTTCAGTCATGGAAAATTTTGAAACATAAGCCCATATATTTTTAGTGTCCTGAGCCCTTCTTAAAATTGTTCTGCTTAACAATGGCAATATTGCCTGTGGAACATTAGTTGTTCCTGTAGATTTTGCCATTTCTTCTCTTTTTTCTAAAAATTGAGAAAAAGATTTTATTGTGTATCCTTTATCACTGTTTGTTTCCCTCATGAATTCCCAGATTGATTTTTCCAGATCAGCTTCAGTTAGTTCTTTTTTTGCTTCCTGTATTCCTGCATATTCTCTTGAAAATTCATTCAGTTTGTCATCTATTTTTTTTACGAATGCTTCATTATATTCATCTATTTTTTTCTGAAAATCAGCTGTCATTGTTTCAACAGATTTTTTTATTTCTTCTGAAACATCTTCTTTTTTTATTCCTTCCTGTAGTCCGTTAATTATTTTTTGAACCTCTTCTTTGTAATCTTCAAATTGTTTTGTCATATCCATTGGCATATTGCCCTCCTTATTTTCATTAAAATTTTTAAAACTTTCTACTGTTGAGCCGGGAACAGAACCCTTTATTACAGTTGAGCCTTCCCATGCTTCAAATTCTTTTATTATGTAAGCCGTTGTTTGACCTTTATCAGTATCTATATACCCAAATTCAGCCTTTAAAAATCTACCACCAACACTCATATCATATTGTGCTCCTTGTTTCATTAATGAATAGACTTTTGCGGCTTCCTTATTTATAAAATTACCATTATCGTCCTTTGATAAATCTAATTTTGCTTTAAATTTCAAATCTCCGTTTTCAGCATATATTTCCATTGTTCCTATTTCAGCACTTTTATTGTGCTGATGTAATAAGAAAATTGTATTCGAATTGTTTTTGGTTTTGAAATTATTTATTGCTTCTTCTGAAAAATAATCTCCATAACTATCAATAACACTACCTTTTATCAGAACACCTTCAAATGTTCCATTTTCAGTGTCAGATTTAGTTATTGTATTTCCAATACTTTTTTCAAATAAATGTTTTGACATTTTTCCTCCTCTCACACTTTAAATTTATATGTTGTGACACAATAACAATTTATTACATCTCCAGCTTCCGCATCAGGATCATGTGCATACATCAGACCGTTTGAAAATGCTTCATCTATTTTTCTTTCTTCGCCATTCATATCTAAATGTGATTTTCTGTCCGTTGCACCACCACCAGCATGCATCCATACTTTAGTGTTTACAAGCGTTTCTTTAGCAAGTTCATGCATAGAATATCCGCTTGCCTTAGCCGTTTCTGTTCTTGCAATTGTTAAAGTTCTACTCTTTGTCATTTCTTTTACATTTTCCCTGACCTCCTTGGCTATTTGTTTCGCATTTGTTCCACTTGCCTGTCTTTCAGAAATGATTTTATTTATTTTATTTTTTGTAACTTCATCAATTTTTTGTACTTTCTCTGCAGCTTTTTTAGCATTAAAATCATTTAGCCTTTTATCTTCTATATCTTTAAAATACTTTACCTTTTCCCTCACTTCATACATTTCATCTACTACATCTATTACAGCCTTAGTTGAAACTCTATGAGTGAGCAACAATGTTTTATTTAAGTTATTTCTGAAAGTTGAAAAATCAATTATTATTTCTTCATTTATTACATCAACACTATTTGATAAATCATTAAAGTTTGAGTCTAATTTTTTTTTTACAACTTTCGTTGCTTTTCCTCTTGCTTTCTTTAATGCTTCAGCTTGTTTCTCCATTTGTTTCTTTTCTTTTTTTGTCATTAAATATCGTCCTCACTTGGATTGTTATCAATCGGCTCTGTTTCGCCGTTCAATACATCCGTTAAAGTACTTGGCATTCCTTTTATCAATATTTCGTCCGCTCCGTTTATACTGTCTAAATTAAGCATTTTTCTTTTTTCGTTTACAGTATGAAATTCTGAAGCATTCAATGTATTTATCAGTTCAATCTTATTGTCTTTCAATACTTCTATTTTTGAAGTGTCAAAGTCAATCAGTTCGTTATGCCCAAAATCTTTTTGAAATAATCTGTTTATGCATGATTTTATCTGTTCAGCCGCAGGGATAATGTTCTCAGTGTAGAGTGCTTTCTTTGCCTCTTGCATGTTGTTATATTTTGCATTATCTTTTCCACCAATAAGCAAATCAGGAACATTCAAGACATTTGAAGTAATATTCCTTATTTCTGCTGTTGCTTCCATAAAATCAAAATCTCGTGGAGTAAAGTCAAGGTTGTGTATTTTTGATTTCTCGTCAAATCCACTTAAAATGATTGGTTTCCCTATTCCATCTGCTCCACTGTTCTCACTTATTCTATCTTGTATTTTTTCTATCGTTTCTCCTGTTCCTAGCTGGTCTAATAATATTAAAAATTGCCTTTTCCCACTGTTTTTCAGTATACTGTTATTCCAACGGCTTATTAAACAGTAGTAATCATGCAACAATGCAAGTGATGTAACTCTATTTATTCCATTTCCTTTAGAATACAAATTGGGCATTTTCTTATAACAGAAGTTTTCAAGTTCTTTTCCTGAAATTTTCTTTCCATTTGATAAGTCAATGCTCTGAATTCCAAAGAGTATATTGTTATTATTGTAATTTATGGTATATTCAGACGGGCTGTATACCCATAAATCATACTTGTTATAAAGCTTTATTTTTTGAATAAGGAATTCGCCAAATATAGCCCAGTAAAGATAACAATAATACAGGAAGTCATCCGTATCCATCAAAGCGTTAGGATTGACTAAACTCCTATAAACTATATTATCCTTCTTTTCGTTTTTTCCTTCCGTATCTTCTTCATACACACTCCAGTCTATGGAATAAAATCCTTGCTGCATTCTTTCAAGTGCCGAACTTATAAAAGGATTTTCAGGTATTTGCTTCAGCATTCTTTGTACATTGACATTATAAGGAGAAATATTAAAAGCTCTCGCATAATTTAACAAGTCATTAAAGCTTTTAATTGTTGTGCCTTGTTCCTTTTTTCTGAAAAATTTAAACATGTTCACCCCCTTATATCTTGCTTTTATATCTAGTTTTTAAATCTCTTGGTCTGTATCGTGAAAGAGCATAGTCAAGTGCATCTTTAGTGTGAGCGTCGAAGTTAAACATTTTCTTCTTATCTCCCACTATTATTACTCCGTTCTCGTCCTTTTGAAATTTCAAGTTTTTTAGTTCTCTATATGTGTTCTCACACCGCTGTGCTATCACAATTCTGTTGAATGATTGCACTTTTCCAATCCTACCCAATGGATTTCCTACCATTTTATCTGCCTTTGCCATGAGTATTCCATTTGCTTTGAATTCTTGTATAGTTTTAGGCTCTGCATAATCCGCATATATTACAATACCCTCTTCAGCTATGTCATAAAGAAAATCTTCCTGTATTATTTGCGGATTGGTTAATCCTTTGTTGTAAAATTCATTATAGATATAGAGAATATTATTTTCATAATCTATTGCAGCCCTCACAACTGCAGTGTACGAAACTTTAAATCCAAAGTCCATTCCCGCAACATGCCATTCTATTCCCAATCTTGCAACCTGTTCGTCCACATATTCATTGCTTTCTTTTTCAATATTGCTATATACGAACTCTCCATGATAACCGAATCTCCCTTGCTGTGCTATCGCTACTAAATACGGATCCTTTTCCATATTCAATTCCGCAACCGCACTTGCTGGGAGAAACTTATTTTCTTTATAAGTCGAATGATTGACGTATATTCTTTGCACATATCCTGTTTCAGTATCTTCTATCTTTTTAATAAATTCCCTTTTTTCATATAATGTTTCTTCAGATACTCCTACATATTCTGTTAAAAACCAGTAAGTCCAGTTTGAAGCACTGTCCGGCTCTGCTGGATTTGTACTCAAGTACATGTGCATTTTTACTCCCGGAGTTCTCAATCTATATCTAAGTTGTTTGAAATCGTTTCTGTTGCACTGATTAGCTTCTTCTATCCATATGTCAGTAATTCCTTTTATGGATTTCAATCTTCCTACTTCATCTAATCCCCTGAAAATAAATTTAGTTCCGGTTATTTTATTTTCTATTTCTAAACGACCAGTCCTTATGTTAAAATAATTCTCTAATTCAAGTTCATTTATAACGTCAACTAAATCAGTAAATACGCTGTCTCTTATATCTCTATAAACTTTCCTTATTCCCAGTATTTTTCTTTTTCCCTTGAAACTATCTATAATTAATCTCGTAGCCACATTGTAACTTTTACCACTTCCATAGCTTCCAATCAGAAAATATATGTCTGACTTTTCTTCAGATATAAATCCCTTAAAATGTTCATTTATATCCAACCTAATTTCCATTTATTCTCCTAAAATAAAAAATTCCTGATGTGGATATTTCGCTTTGAAATACTCAATCAATTCATTACTTTCAAGTAAATAATTACGGTCTGTATCTTTGTAATCTACTCTTAATTCTTTTGAGCCGTCTTTAAAAACAAAGTTACGTGCTATCCTGAAGTCACCTTTTCTTATTCTTGCTTCTAAATCCTCTTTAGTTATTTTATTTTCTGTATTGATTTCTTCAGATTGCTCTTCTGACTTCTCAACTTCTGTGTTGATTTCTTCAACATTTTTTTCTGTTATATTTTCCTTTTTTTCATTTCTTCCCATTTAACTATACCTCCACAATCTCTCTTGTTCTTCCTACTTTTCCAGCTCCTGCTACATAACTATCTGATTTAAATGCAGCAATAAAACTATCTCCTTTTTTCTTAATCACTCTGTACTGATATTTAACTCCTGTTGTGTCTTGTTTTTTGATATCGTGTAAAAAATCAACTTTTTCTTCAAATTCTTCTTTTGAAATATCAAAATCATACAGAATATTATTTGTAGCTATTCCGAAAGTCTTAGTTTCATCTGAAATTGTTAATTCAAAATCTCTCACATATCTTGTTCCTTCCAAATGCTTTTCCACAAATTCATTTAAAAGCTTTTCAGTCTTGTTGCTTTTCTTTTCATCTACAACCGTTGTTGCTTCAGTCACATTTTCGTTATTCATTTTTTTAATCCTCCAGTTCTTCTATCTCTTTTTCTTTGAATTTAAATTCTACTTTTGTATCTTTCAGCTGTTCGCCTTCTATTTTCTTTTTCTCAAGATCCAGTTTCTCTTGTAACAGTTCTTCATTGACTAACTGTTGTTCAATTTCCAATATCTCATAAGGAGTTAGCATTTTCCCTGTTCTTATTATATTGTTCGCCATTTGATTGATAGAATTGAAAGCTTTGTTGTATTCCTGTATCTTTTTTACATCTGTTTTTTCACTCCCTATTTCCTTTATAGACCTCACGATTAGATTTCTTTTTGCCTTCTCGGTATTCTCTAATATTGTTTCTAAATCAGGGTAAACACTCTCAGATATTCTTTCCAAATACTTCTCTGTTTTTTCAATCCTAGCTTGTCTTATGCTTTTTGCCTTTCTGTAATATGTAACTTCTGAAATATCGTATTTTTTCATAACTTCTTTTTTTGGAATGTTATTAATTATATCTGACTTTATTTGTAAATCTCTATCATTTGCAACCATTTTTGACTGGTTGCATTTTTTGGTTGCATTTTTTCTCTTGCTGGTTGCAGTATTTTCTTTTTTTTTAGTCCACTTTTCTCTGCTGATCCAACTCTTGATAGTTCCAACTTTTTGATTATATTTTTCAGCCAGTGCTCTTATACTTGTTCCGTTCTCGTACTCGTTTTTTATAAGTAGCTTTAAATCTTCCTTACTCATAAAATCACTCCCTCAGTTGAGGGAAATTATCGTATATCAATTCTATTATCTCTCTCTTGCTGATATTTGGAGTTGAAACTGATACTTTAGTCCTGTCTTTTAAAAATTTTTCTATTACCGGCTTTATATTAACTTTCTCTTGTAATATTATTTTTATTTCTTTCGCCCGGACTTTTTTATCTGTTTCCTTTAAAATTCTGATTGTTCCGTAACCAATAAATCTAATATCTGATTTTATATCCAACCAGTCTTTTTCCTGTTTTTTGGTTGTATTTTTGCTTTTTGAGAATGTTAATATTTCCACATTTTTTATCCTTTTATCCTGTAGCTTGCTTTTTCTTTTCCTATATATATTGAAACAACATTTTAATTTAACTCCGCTGTATTTCAGTTCAGGGAGCATATAACTCTTGTAAAGTTCTATGTCCTCAAACTTATCTCTTTTATACATGTCTCCCGGCAACACAAATGCAACATACTCTGAATGTTCCATGCTCTTTTTTATGAATTCGGTATGCAAAGTTCCATTTTCTCCAAAAGGTGGATTGCCTATCACTAAGCTTTTTTTCATATAAGGTATATTTTGAATCAGATAGTCCGCTTTTTTAATTCTCGGATCATGTGGCTCAATATCGAATGCCAAAGTTTCTTCCGGAAGATAATTTAAAAAAGCTCCTGCTCCTGCACTTGGTTCTATAATCCTTGAAAAATATTTTATAGGTCTTACATCTCTTTCAATAACTTCTATAACCTTTTTTACAGCTGCTTCAGGAGTGTAATATTTATCATTATGTATCTTCGCCATCTTCCATTACCTCCTTGAATTCGCTCTTCAATGCTATGTGACCACAATGTGGGCAAATCAATTTATGCCTTGTCCTTTCATTTTCCGTTTCTTCCTCTTCAATTTCCAGAACTTCTTCAGCATCTACTTCCATTATTTCTTCAAGTTCTATGTTTTCAAATCCTAATACAGATAAATCAAAATTCGATTCTTCCAATTTGCTTAATTCAATTCTCAATTTTTCTATATCAAAATCAGTATTCATAGTTAATTTGTTATGTGCTATCGCATATGCTTTTTTTTGCTCTTCTGTTAAATCGCTTATTCTCAATATTTCAACTTCTTCATAATCTAGCTGTTTTAAAGCTAAGTATCTTCCATGTCCTTCAATAATCACATTATTTTCATCTAATGCTATTGGGTCTTTATATCCAAATGCACTGATTGATTTTATAATTTCTTCAACTTGCCATTCAGGATGTTCTTTTGCATTATTTTCATACATCCTTATCTTATCTATACTAATTTTTTCCAGTTCCATATTCCCTCACTTTCTTTTTTAACTTTCCCACCAACCCAACCGCTCCTTGTTAATCAATGAGCCCATATATATAAAAATCAGAAGGAGGCTAAATAAAAAAGCCGACCTATAAATAGACCTTTCCTAGTCTAAATATAAATCGGCTCATTAAGTACTATAACTATTGCCTTTTATTCAATTCTTTCTAATTCAAAAAACTTTCTTTTATATTTACAGTCCTTGTAAATTATGGTAGCTTTAATCTCACCTTTCTGTTTTTTGAGTTTTAGTAATTCTATCATGTAATAATACAAATTTTTGTCGTTTTCTATTTCTTTTATCTGCTCTTTAGTAAGCATTTTATCACCCTCTTATTATACCATATTCACATCGTTTTTACAAATAAAAACACCTGTTTTTATTCCGTTTTTTCTTTGTTTTTATTCAGTTTTTCTAATTCTTTGCAAAAAATTTCCTGAATTTTTTTTAGTTTTTCATTCAATTTTTGTATTGCAGTTGCTACTCCTGAAAAATCAGCCATTTTTCCTCCTAAAATATGTTAATATATAGTACAATTATATAGTAACAAACTTAATTATTCAATTGTCATTGTACTTTTATTTTAATTAAAAATTTTCTCTTATAAAATCATCTAACAGCAGAGCGAAAAAACTAAAACTGTAAAGCGAATAATACGTTATTTCGTCCCATTCGATTTTGTGACTGTTCCATCTACCTGTTCTTTTGTATGACTTTATTTTTGATATTGTTCTTCCTGTTGTTAAAATAACAAAAACTATTATAACACCTAATAAATATGTTTTTAAAAATTTCATTCCTATTCCTCCTGTCATTACTTTAAAAATAAATAAATTCCTATTACTGTTGTTAAATATATACACATTATAAACAAATCAAAGAAAGCACCCTTAAAATATTTTCTTTCTTCGGCTTTGCTCACTTGATTAAAAACTGTACTTAAAATTATTATTGTCACAATTATTTTTAATATCATTTTATTTCTCCTCATAAATTTCTAAAGTCCCATGGATTTCATCATCTTCTATTACAAAAGTTCTATCATTCGTTGTTTTGTAATAAAATAATGTGATCCCGTCTTCCAGTTCTTCAGTTTTTTCAAGCCCTAATAATTCACACATATCCATCAATAAGTCTGTTTCTAGTAAGCTTTTATCCCAAACTTTCAAAAAAATATTTTCATATTTCTGTTTTTCTTCTTCTGTCATTTTATTTTCTCCTTCACTATTACGTCATCATATTCTCCATTTTTTAATTTTTTCCGGAACAATGAAAAGTGATTTGGATAAATATCCAGTAACTCGTATACAAGTTGAGGGTTGAGCCATACACCACCTACAATATATTTTTCCTGAAATTTCTCTTTTCCTATCGCATGTTTTATCATGTGATGTTCTCGGCACAATGTTATGAATGGATTTTTTAGTCCATCATCATTTTCATAAGTCCCGGCACTACTTGAGATTGTGTTCCAATGTTCTAAATCAACTATATCTCCATTGTGAAAATCATGAACTTTTCCACATACTGCACATCTTCTCGCCCTCAAACAAGCAATAACAAATCTTCCAATTTCAGGAACCCACGTAGCAGGATTACCTGTTTCCTCTCGAAATCCTACATTTTCTCTCACAGCCAACTCACATAGCCACTGTATAAATTCCCTTGCAACATCTTTGCTTGCTCCGTCTCTTTTTGTTTCGGATATACTGAAATATTCAAGATCATGTAATCTGCAAAATTCAGTCTGGAGCTGTTCTCTCCACTGCTCCTTGTCTCCACCATTGCAATAAGCAAAATCATCTAAAATACACCATATTTTTTTTCTCTGCTCTGTAGTAAGTCTTTTATCTACTATTACAGTAGCAATTGTATTTTCTATAAAATCCTCAAGCTTTTTAGTATGTTTCTCTTTTACAGTCTGTGTAGAAGTAAGAAAATACTTTGTTTCTCCCGTATCCATATTTATTTCAAATGTTCCTTTTAATATATCTTCCAACTCCTACACCTCCATTTTTTAATATGTTTCTTTTAAAAATTTTTATTTCCTTTCGCTCTTTCAATTTTCATAAATAATCCTTTTTTTTGCAGCAGTGAGCCAATTTCAAGATTAATTCCTTTTTTCTCCAAGAATAACTCTATATCTCTTCTTGTGTTTCTTATTGTCGAAAGTGGAAAATCTTTTTCTTTGTATTCAGATAAAGACATCGTAATGGCACTTATATTATTTTCTCTGTCCAAATAGTATTTTAAAACTGTATCAGGCTTTTGAATTTCTAAAAATATTTCAGGATGTTTAGCACAAATTTCAGCTACTTTTCTAGTTTTACCTCTTGTCTTTGCCATAAATCTGTTTATTTCATTTGTTATTTTCTCTAAAATCATGTTTTTATCCAAGTTTTCCATTTCCCCTCCTAGTTAAATAAATCTTCTATTCCGTATCTGTATCTTGTTCTTGATTTTTTCTGCCATAGCTGTTTCCCAAGTTGTCTAGCTTCTGTAATATCTATTGATTTTTTTCCTGTAAATTTATAAAACTCGTCAAAATTGTGAATATCTATAGCATATGTTTCATTTAATTCTCTAAAATTAAGTATCATATACGCTTTGACATTGTTTTTCTTTGCTTCCAGTCGCAAGTTATATAAAAATGTCTGCTGTTCATCTACAGTGCTTTTTATATTTGAAAAACTCATAGATTTTCCTAAAAAACTTTTCAACTCAACAAGGACAAGTTGCCCGTCCTTGAAGAGTATGAAGTCACACAAATTTTTATTTTTTAGTCTTATCATTTTTCCATCTGCTCCTGTACTTGTGGAGCCATCTTTTAATCTATGTAAAAATATCTCTTCCCTGTTTACACTGTTTGAGAAATCCTCTTCAAACTTTTTTCCCGGATTAGTTGCCATTAACTTACAACCTCCGCTTCCTGAATATTTTCTGATGTTGAAAGAGTTGCTCCATATATTCCATCTTTCCCTTTTTTTACTATTGTTATTTTCCCTTTTTCAATCAGTTCTTTCACTATTTCAGTGCATTCGGTCGGATGTATTTTTGTACCATCTCTAACCTCTTTTGACCTATAGTAGAATGGAGACTTATTTTTTATAAATTCATATATTTTCTGTTCCTTTTTCAGTTTCTCCTTTTCTGATTTTGTCATATTTCCTGTTTTTTGCTCTTCTTTTTCTTCAGTTGAATTTTTATCCTCTGCTTCCTTTTTTTTCGAATTTTCAGGCTGTTCTGTTCCCCTGTTAGCCTTATATTCAATCTTATAAACTCCATATTCCCCTTTTTCTATTCGGTCCACTGTCCTATTTATTTTAAATTTAACCATTCTGATAACTTTTTCAATCATTTCAGTTTTAAATACACTGGAATTGTCGACCATGCCTCTAATCATATTTTTAATCATTTTCACTTTATTGATTTGAAGTGCTATTACAAAGCAATCCGCAATCTCTTCTATTAAGTTTTCATCTTTTTTGTAAAAAGATTTTCTATAGTTTCTATATGCTACCTGTAATTCTTCAATTTCTTCATGTAGCTTCAGTAACTGTTGTTCTGTTCCAAAGAATTTTTTGATTTTAAATAACTTTTCTCTGTCCTCACTGTTTAATAACAATTCTTTTATTTTTCCACCAAATAGTTTTGAAGAATTTACAGATTTTATGATTTCATTTGACATCTTTTCAATTTCTTCGACACTTTCAATTGTCTTTACAGCAAGCATGTCATTCATTTTTGCCGTGAACTCCTGTTCTGTAACATTCTCTCTTTGCTGATCCGTTAAAAAACTGTTGTAAATTATTGATGAAATTTTATCATTTGCAAATTCAACACTTAATTTTAAATCTGCACGTTTGAATGCAAATTGTACCTTCTTTTCTTCCAAATTTTGTTTTATTAATCTAGCTTCTCCTAAATTATATGTATCTACACAAGATTTAACCATATAATCAATAATATTATGATTTACTAACATGTTTCCTTCCTCCTAATTTTTATTTAAAATATTTGTTTCTTTTTATTTTTTCAAACTCTATTTGATTTAATGTTTCACTCCACTGATGTATTCCGCCAATTGCTCCGCCGTGCATTCTTCTGAAATTTGACAATTTCTTTTCATCTGTTGTTATTATCCTGTTTTTATATCCGTTCAAATCTATGATTTCACAGTAAAAAACTTCTATTTTTTGCATTTCTTTATCCTCTTGAATTTTTCAATAAGTTCAATATTTTTGTTGATTGCCTTCAGTAGCTTTTTATCCTCTTTTTGCAACTCTTCTCTTCTCAGGTTCATTGCCTTATTTTCAAGCTCTGCCCTTTTAACATCCTGTTCTGTTATTATCTTCATTCGAATATCTCCTTTTTAATTTTTTCCTTGATTGTTTTTCTTTTACTTTCCCAGTCAAATTTTAAGCTTCTACAATTTTCTGTCATTCTGTCAAATACATCATCACTCCCTTTTATGCTTAGATATTCTGACATCTGTGGAATATCCAAAGTTGTTGATATTATTAAGCACTTCTCCGCTTCGTACAGCTTGTTGAATATATAGAAAAGCTTCTCTTTACCCCAACTTTCACTCAGATATTCCTTTCCTAAGTCATCTAAA